TCGGGCGAATTGAATAACTCCATAAACCGCATCGGTCAGAATCCAAACCGCGAATGCGGGCCAAACATTTGAAAGATCGGCTCCTGGTTTTATTGCCTCTAAAAATCTGCGTGGCCAGGTCTTCGCTAATTCATTTGGAATATTCTCAAAAATTCCATCCTCGAGACGAGCGAGGATTCGAGGAATCCCCAGCTCGGTTTCGAATTTCGAGTGTTCGTTTCCATGGATAGTACAACCCACGGCGCATCCTTTGCCGTTTTGCCAGTAATGGCCTTTGACAATTTCGTCGGCCTTTTCGTGCATGGTTACGCGGTCAAGGTACTGCTTCTTAATTTTCGGATCATTGTGGAATGCGATCATTTTATATTTCCTATTTTTGGTTATGAATAAACTTCATTTTTTGGCAAAACGTCTCTTAATGCTTTTAAGTCATCATTATATGATTGGACTTCGTTATCCGTGAGGTCGCGTTCACCGACTCGGTGCTCTTCCAATACATTTTCAATATTGATAATATCTTTGGATAGTTCTTGGTATGTTTTCCTATTCGTCTTCCATAAGGTAGAGAGACCGTTGAAAGCTTGAGCAAGAGCCTCTTCTAATTCATCAGAAACATGGCGGATCTCCTGAAAATTACCGGCAGCATCTGTCAAAACTAAAATAGCTTTCTCAACATCCTTTTCATGAATCTTATAGTCAGATAGATCAATAGCGTTGTTCATTAAAATTCTAATTACCGGAGTAACGTCTCTTCCCTGGACTCGGATTGTTCTTTTCCCGCTACATAGTTCTCGGTGGAAATTAACGAAGGCAGCTCTCAGCATTTTATAAGCTTCAAAAGGCGTCATTCAAAACTCCCATTGTTTGAAGGATAGACAGTTTCATCGTAAGTGTATTTGGCCCCTGGTGTTCCTTTTGGCGGAATCTCTTCGAGACGATCCGGTGACTCTTGACCATTCTCATCCGTAGACCATTTCACTACGGTTTTAATTAGATTTAAAAAGGTACCCTCATCGGCTGGTTTTCCGTTTGTGTATTTATGTCCATCGAGAGTGATGTAGTACTGATCGGTGCTGTAGTTCCACTCTTGGATGAGATGATCATTTATGTAGATCGAGCTGTGGGGATTCATTGTGTCCATAAGATCTCCTATCAAAAAGGTAATTCGGATTCCGTTGGCCATGGCGGAGTTTCAAACGATTCGTGGCTATTGAATTTCGTGTCTAATATTTCATCGATTGGATCTATGTTAGGCTTTTTTTTAGCGTTGAAGTAGAGTTCAGCTTTTTGAGTGAGGGTGAGTGCTGGTCCTTGCACTTTTTGATTTTTTTCGTCAGCCATTTTTTTAATATCGTTAATGTACTTTCTAAGATCCGTGTCGCCGAAATCTTTAAGAGCCGTGCCTTTGTGTTTCCCAAAATCGATCACATAATCAGCAGCATAAGAGCTAGGGCGTTCAGGATGGGCGAACTTCTCTGGGACTTTGAATGGTGTTTTCGATTGAGGCGCGACTGATTCAATAATTTTAGTAGCAGTATTTGATTGAACTGGAGCATCAGCCAACCTCTCGCCTTCCTCAAGTTCGTGAGTGAAGGCTGTACCATAACCGCAAAGAGCCAATGCGCGACCTACGGCTCCAGTGGAAGCTTTCTCATCAGCGTCTTTGAAATGGGCATAATCTTCTCGCTTAACGGCATCGGCTAGGATGGAATATAACCCATCCGGATTTCGAAGCTCGATTGTCGCTCTGTAAATCACAAAATCTTTTTCTCTGTGAACGCACTCTGTGGTGATCTTTCCCAATGGATGTTCTTCACGAAACCACACCACTCGGTGGGTTACTTGAAGATAGTCTTTTCCTTGAAGACTCATTAATGGAAGTTCAGTGCCTTTTGGTGTTCGGAATGTCTTCATTTTTCCTCCGGGAATAGTTTGTTCTCAGTGACACCGAGAGATTTACAAAGCTTAAGGCGAGTTTCTTCTCGAGAAGGAGCGAATCCTTGACGAGCATTATAGATAGTCGTGACCGATACCCCACTTAGCTTTGACAGCTGTAAATGGCCATTCGGTCTATGACGTTGAATCCAGTTCTCAATGATTTCGTAGTTTGATGTTCTCATGCCTTAAGTCTAGCTCAAGATGAGATAAAAATAAATGTTTTTTTTATTTAATTATCGTAAGATTCAGGCCTGCCGTATGCTCCGAATTCAATAAAAATGTTATCTATCTTATGGATAGCTGAAAGTGATGTATCAGGTTTATATGTCCAGAATTCATAAAATGAGCCTTTCACGATCTTATTACAGATCCGCAAAAGCTCCCGACCCTCTTCCCAATGTAGCCATTCCGGGTTATCTATGAGCATCTGGATCACAATTGCCGACCAAAGCTCAGAATCTATTACACCATTCCGGTTGAAGACCACGATCAAGCTCTGCAAACCCTTCTTTTCTCGTAAGATTGCTTCTTCCGACTTTGTATCTTTCATCATATGAGTTCTTTCTTGGATTAAAACTAAGTCTACCTAGGAACCTTGTGACGGTCCCATTGGTTCTATTTTTTGGAATACGGATATAAGTTTCATAGCAGCCGTCGTCAAGCCTGCTCCCTGACGATATCGTGATAACTTTCGTTGCAATCTTAGTTAAATCGCTTGAGCCATGGAATTCATCCATACCTGGAACAAGATCCTCATTTGCTTTATCTCTCTTCCTTAGATGGGCAACGAGTATGATGGGCTTTCTCTCCTCTAGAGCGAGCGTCCTAACTGTCTTGGCTAGCGTTTTCATTGCTCTATTTTCATTATCATCATCAAAATCGAAGTAATGGGCGTGATCTATAATGAAAAGATCTGTTTCAGGCGCATGACGGACAATATTCTCGATTAGGTCATTAATAGAGAAGCCTGAGGTTTTATAGAAGATGAAAAAGTCCTTATAGGCGTTGACCATAAACTCTGTTGCGCGATCTTCGTACTCTTGAAGGGGTTCAATAAAGTCGCCGAGCAGCCATCGATCGAAGCTAAAATTTGAAATATTTGGGCGATTAGGATCGGCATAAAACATCGCAGCAATAACTTGATATTTTAGGCGCCGTTCAATTTCATATTCTTCGGCCTCCAAAGCGAGGAAATGAACCCTCTTTCCGGCCGAAATGTTCGCAAATGCGATATTACAGCATAACTGTGTTTTTCCTACCCCGCTAGACGCTCCCAGAAGCACCAGGTCGCACGCACCAATGCCAAGAAGGGCATCGTCAAGGTAGCTGATCCCGAAGCTCCTGAGGCCTTTACGGGCGTTTTTTCGACTGCTTAATTCTTCGGCAATATTCTCAGAAACGGATTTAAACATAACTCACCACGTCACAACGTCGGCTGAAAGGTCGCGTGGCGGCAGCAAATTTATATAATCTTGCCACGGTCCGTCAAGTTTGGCGCCGAGAAAAGTTGAGAAGTGTTTTATGAACCTGGATTCGGTTTTCAAATCCTGAACTTCGCGGAAATAGTTTTTTACCGCAAGATCGAGCTTCGCATAAATTTCTGGGTTCATCGGGTTGCGATGAAGAAATTTCATTCCGGCCGCTTTCCCGCGTTTGAGTGGATAATTTTCGTACAGCGCGTCAAAATCAAAATCCCCCACACCCCCTAAAGAATCCTTTTCCTCTTCCTTCTCCTTAGCCCCATTAGATGGGGCGTGTACGGACCGTGCAAGGCCCTTCTTTTTTGTAAAGTGATTTACTTTTGAAAGGATAGATTTATGAACTGGGTTCTCAGGATTGAGGTCGCCATATTGAAAATCAATGAAGCTTTTGATGAAGATTTGACGATCAGAAAACCATGTTAATTCATCGCCAAAAGTAGCCACTAATTCTTCTTTTGTGACCTCTTCCTGGATATGAAAAGATAACAATTTTAGATTTGCATCCCATATCCCCGCATAGTCGCAATTATCGCAAATATAGAGCCATACAAGCTTCATTTTTATCGAAAGCTCGCTGAAATTATTCTTTTTCCACTTGTCTGTATCAGTAAATCGTTTTGCCAAATGTCGTACTCCTTGTTGATATATAGGAGTCGAATTGTTGACAGGTGGCATATAAGGATATAGCCTTCGAGACAATTCGATCCGCAAATTGAATTAACCCTGGGCTTGGCCCCAAGTCAAATACCCGGGGTCTGTTTTTTCTTTCATCCCGACTTGACATAGTCTTTTCTGAGTTGTTGAATTCTTGTAACAGTTACAAATTCAAAACTTGGAGATAAGATGGCAATGACAGTAGCGGAAGTATTGGCTTACCTCGCACCCCTCGCGCCGGTTCTTGAACCAGAAATTCTTTCCCTCGAAGGCGCTGGTATCGCTGAGCTCCAAACAGTAATCGCTGGCGTCGCCTCTCCCGACTTGAAGCTCTTACTCCAAGCTTTGGCTGGCGCAGTAGATTCTTTTGCTAAAGCGGAAGTAGCTAAGCTGTGAGTGGAATGGATCTTCCGGGGGAGGTTGCTCTTCCGGTAAATCCTATTTCTCAAGCTATCGATAATATCTTAAATATTTTAATACAGTCAGGTGAGGCGGCCGCAAAGACATATATCACAGCCCAAGTACCTATACTTGAGGCCCCCGTGGTCGATGTATTTACGAATTCAATCCTGGATGCATTAACGCAAGCCATTGAGAATCAAACAGCAAAGATTGTGGCAACGGTTGTAAATGATCTTCAGACTCAAATGCAGAACTCTACAGTTTTATCATCTGCAAACGCCCTCAGTGCCGCGCAGGCTCAAGGAGATAAAGGTGCCATTCAGGCAGCAACTACAAATCTTGTTAATGCTTACCGCAATCTCGGGGCTTTTAACGGGGTGTAGTGTTGAGATAAAGGATAAGACCTTTTATGGATCCCTCGGGACTTCTGGCGCGGCTGTGTTCCATGCTTTATCTAACAGTACTTCTGTTATCGATAATACTCAGTGGAATGCTGATTGGAACAATCTTTCTAACCCAATGATCTGTATGTCATCGAGTGACTTTACTGAGATGAAAAAAGAAGAAGAAAATCTTTGTTCATATTCGGGTAACTGCACACAAGCCCAAGTCTCTCAAATTAAATCTTTTATTAAACGAATAGAGGGCATGAGGAAATGATTGAAGGCGTAGATATCTCACATTGGGAAAACGTTTCTAATTGGCAATTGGTAAAACAGAACCAGCATTTCGTCGGAGTGAAAGTAACTCAAGCCTTAGATTACATTGATCCAAAATTCAAAGATGAATGGGCGAATTGCAAGGCGAATGGATTAAAGCGCATCGCTTATCATGTTTTGGATATGAACCAAGATCCGATCATTCAGGCGGCTTACTTCACTAATGCCATTGGACAGTTTGATCCAACTGATGCATTTGCTCTCGATTGGGAACAGTCGGTGAATAAATCGATTGATGGTGGAGCAGACGCATGCATGAAATTCTTCGCCGCTGTTGAGAAAGTCACAAACAAACCATGTCTGCTCTATGGAAGTTTCGCTGAAACGCAGGATATGAACTTCCCGCCTGAAGCAGCTCAAAGACCATTGTGGCTCGCCCGATATGGAGTAACAGCCACAGTTTCACCTGCTCCTTGGAAGAACTGGACCTTATGGCAATACACTGAAAATGGACAGGCCGCAGGAATTGGAAGCTGTGATCTGAATTATTTTAATGGCACCCTAGACGATCTCAATAACCTGTAAGGAATCAAATGGGCTCAATGAAAATTAAGCAGTTCAAAGATGTAGTTGCGGAAGCAAAAGCCAAGATCCCCCGTGATCAAAAAGCTATTGAGCAAGATTATTCGAACGCGGCCGCAGCGGTTGGCGATCAGCATTTCAAAATTGAAATTGAACGAGCAAAACTCAATCAATTGACAATGAAGCTCTCTGAATTCAAAGATGAGTTTGATCATTGTGTTAAATGGAATAAAGACAAAGCCGAAAAGGAAAAATCTTAATGCTTACGACTCTTCCGATTACGAGAGAAGAATTTGAAAAAATGGTTAACGTGGCTTGTGATGGAGCTGGTGTACCGATGGGCGAGGATAGTATTATTGCTGCAATCAACTATTTTCATTCGCTGGACCGTGATGAATGTAAGTTCGATCCAGATATTCTCTCAAATTATCTTCGTCGGGCTTATAGCAATCAAATGACATTTGATTACACCACTGAGATCAGACACAAACGCGAAGCAGAACGTGCAGAAAAGATGGCAGAAGGTCAACCCGCAACACCGACCTTGGTACCAGTTGCAAACTCAGCGGAGCATTGATTTAATTTCTCATGTGAAATGCAATCATTCGATATTTAATGAAAGCTGTTCTCATTGCAGAGATCTTCGGTCGAAATGGTATAAGAAATTGAGTAAATCATTTTCAGACATTGAAGATCACCGCTATGCAGAACCGCCTCTAAAATCATGGCATGGGCATATATTCAAGCATTTGACTGATCATGAATTCGAGGACAAGTACGAATATAATCACAAGGCCGAGAAGCTCCTGAGAACATTTAACTTTGAGAATGACACCCATAGGCGGATCTGGGAACTTCATATAGAAGGATTAACAAGCCCAGAGATAGAAAAGCAAATCAGACGTATGAAAAATGCGAAAAAGCAACTTACCATTAGAAACATCATCAAAGATTTAGAGCGTGAAGTCGTATGATCGTAAAGCTCCGTCCATTCAATAAAGACACAGACTCAGGCTTCATCATCGATTCGATGGCTAAGGCCCTATATAAAGAACAATTTCCAGATGCTAAGAGATATAAGAAATCTTGGTTTGAATCTATGCATAAAGAGATATTGTATAGAATAGAAAATAGCCAAGTACGCATAGCATGCAGCCATGAGGACGACGAGTTCTTATTGGGTTATGCCATTGATGATGCTTTTGTATTTGTAAAAGAAAACTATCGCAAACAAGGTATTGCTACACTGCTTTGTGAAAATATTAAAATGAGCGATGAATCTGGATATATGACCAAATTAGGAAAGAAAATCATTCAAGCCAAGGAGGCACACTTGACGAACCAAGAACAGCCAGAAGATAATAAAGCAATTGCTACCAAGAACATCGAGAAGCTTATCAAGTCTGGTTTCCCAATTAAGGTAGCTAAATTCGATCCAGCACTCACCTCTGGTTATGCCAATGCTGAATATGAATTCAATATGGCCTCGACCAATAAACTTAGAGTCCCTGACGAGATGTACTTAACTCCAATGGGGGTTATTGTTGTCCAGAACGGGAAAGTATTCGGCGGCACAGCCTACTCTTGGTCTGTATGACGCTGGACCGTCAAAGAAACAATTGAATAACTATGTTCAAGCCTGGGAATAAACTATCCACAGGTCGCGCTAAGGGTGCCGTTAATAAGCGCACAATTGAGTTTAGAGCGACTTTAGAGCGAGAAGGCTTCGATCCTGCCATGGCCATGCTAGAGATCTATAAAGAGGCAAAGAAGACATATGACAACTATGCCGTTATATACGACCAATTGATTGCCAATAAGATCAAAGCTGGCGATCCATTTCCGGTTGAAGATAAGGCCGATAAATATCTGAAGATTGCGGCCGATATGGTTAAGGATATCTCGAGCTATTGTTATCCAAAGCTTAAATCAGTTGAGCAGACTAAACAGAATCCTCTGGATGACATGACTGCAGAGCAGAAGCTTGAAACGATGAGAGAAGCAGTAAAGATGATGGAGCGTGAAGTTGGAGATTCATCTAAACGAATTGGTCCAGGAAGCGATAAGGATAACGGCGAGTCCTAACTTCATCCTCGATAATTTCCTATTCAAGGAGCAAATAGACTTTGTTAGAGATCCTGCTCGTTTTGCTACTGCCGTCTGTAGTGTGCGTGCTGGCAAGACTACCGCATGCGCGGCCGACCTTATTGATACTGCTCTTTCGATGCCTGGCACTACTGGCTTGTACATTACTCTGGCTAGGTCTAGCGCTAAGCGCATCGTTTGGCCTGAGCTTCATAAGATTGTAAGAGAATTTAAGATTGAGTGTTCGTTCAATGAAGTAGAGCTAGCGATTAAGTTTCCAAATGGATCTGTAATCTATTGCTCAGGTGCGAATACTGAGGCAGAAACAGAGAAACTCAGAGGGTTATCAAATGTTGCATTGGTTTACATTGATGAGAGCCAGGCTTTTAGATCGCATCTCAAAGAACTCGTTGAAGATGTTCTCGTCAAACGACTCTACGATACAAATGGACGGTGCCGGCTTATTGGAACTCCTGGACCAATTCCCTCCGGATACTTTCATGATTGTAGCAAAAGCTCCCAATGGGCACATCATGCTTGGACCCTCCACAACAATCCTTGGATTGAGCGAAAGTCTGGGCTCACAGTTTCCCAACTTATCCAGCAGGACATGGATCGAAAAGGCGTTACAGTCGATGACCCAAGCATACAAAGAGAGTGCTTTGGTCGATGGGTCCTCGACTCCCAATCCTTAATCCTTCAATACGATGCGGGTAAAAATCATTATGAGACGCTGCCTAAAGGATCTTGGAAGTATATTCTTGGTATGGATTTCGGCTATAACGATGCTGATTCTTTTAGTGTTCTGGGGTGGACTGATGTTTCACCAGATACTTATTTGGTTGAAGAAGTAATCAAAGAGAAACAAACCTATGAACAAATGGTCAAAAACTTCGAAGAGCTCCACGCCAAATACCACTTCCATAAAGTCAAAGCCGATCCCGGTGGCGGTGGGAAAAAGCTCATCGAGTCGCTCAGGGCAAGATACCCACTCCCATTCGAGTCGGCAGAAAAGACAGAAAAAGTTGCCAACCTCAAAATCTTAAACAATGCTTTAAGGACTGGACGATTTAAGGCTCGTAAGGATTCAAGGTTTGCTCAGGATTGTAATCTCTTGGAGCGAGATCTTGATAAGTCCACGCCAGACAAAATAGTAATCAAAGGACACTCTGATGCTGTTGATTCGGTTTTATATCCTTTCAAAGAATCTCCAGCTTACTATTACAAGCCACCAGTGGAAACCCCGAGACCGGGCACGCCTGGTTATTCGGATTGGCAAGCGAAAGAGTTTGAACGTGGAACTATGGATCGCTTAAATAGGGAACAGAAGGATAAGAAGTCTAAGGATCTATTGGATTGGAATGTTG